TATTTGGAGTGCGCGTGAGGACAATCGAAGACATCGTAGCGATGTACAACCATCGCCGCCGACTTCTCGGCCCAGTACACGACCAAATGCTCAAGGTCCGCGACCTCGCACGCGGCGATGTCATCGTACCTCTCAACGAGCTCGACAAAAACGCGAAAGCGTCCGTCGCCAACCTGCTGTCAGTCGGCCTTGACCAGATGTCGATGCGTGTCGCATCCACGATGCCGAACCCGTACTTCCCTCCGTTGAAGGAAGGATCGGAACGCTCCAAAGAACTCGCATCCACCCGGCACAAAGCGATGCTGTCATTCTGGGATCACAACCGGATGAACATGAAACTGCGTCGCCGTGCCCGCCACCTGCTCGGCTACAGCATGTCACCGATTGTGGTGAAGCCGTGTTTCCGTACGAATATGCCGAAGTGGCATCTCCGGAACCCGCTTGACACTTACCCGTCACCGGCAGAAGACCCAGATAACCCTGTCCCATCGGACGTGATCTTCACCTACCGCAAACCGTACATGTGGTTGATGCAAATGTACGGCCCGATCATTGACGGACGGTTGCGTGTTGGCAGACCCGAACCGGACACCATGTTCACGTTGATTGAATACGTTGACGAGAACGAACTTGTTGTCGGTGTTCTCGGCGCAGAAGATGACCCGTCGCTCAACCACATGGAACGCGCCGGCATGGAAGTGCTGGAACTGGAACGAGTCATCAACCGTGCCGAACGGCCACTTGTTGTCATTCCGACCCGCATCACGTTGGACACACCCCGAGGCCAGTTCGATGACATGCTCGGCATGTTCTACACCCGTGCACGGCTCCAAGCGTTGACAGAGATAGCCATTGAACGAGGCATCTTCCCCGACGAATATCTGGTTGCTCGACCCGGTGAGAACCCTGAGATCATCGCTCTCGCTGACGGCAAACGAGGTGAACTCGGTATCGTCAAGGGCGGCGATCTTCAGATTCAGCAGGTGAACCCCGGTTACAAAACCGATGTTGCTTTGGACCGTATCGAACGGCAGGAACGTCTAGAGGGTGCGATCCCCGCTGAGTTCGGTGGCGAGTCGGGGACGAACATTCGTACCGGTCGCCGTGGCGAGAACGTGCTGTCCGCTGTCGTCGATTATCGGGTGCAGGAAGCACAAGAACTGTTCGCATCTAGCCTCCTTGAAGAAGACAAGATCGCTATTGCGATTGAGAAGTCGTATTTCGGTGATCAGCCGAAGTCATTCTTCATGCCTGGTCGTGCCGCATCCGGCAAAGTGGATTACACGCCGAACAAGATTTGGGAAACCGATTTCCACTACGTCTCCTACTCGGCGTCCGGTTCCGATGTGAATAACCTCATCATCGGCCTCGGTCAGCGCATGGGCACCGGCATGATGTCGAAAGAGTCGGCTCGTGAAGCCGACCCGATGATCGGTGACCCAGAGTTGGAGCATGACCGGATCACCGCCGAAGGTGTTGAAGCAGCTTTGCTCGCCTCGATCCAGCAGCAGGCAGCGAACCCTGAGGGTCCGTATCAGCCGGCTGATCTTGCCATGCTTGTCAAGAAAGTCATGTTGGAGAAGAAGTCGTTGTTTGACGCTGTCACCGAGGTTGATGAAGCGGCCCGTGAACGTCAAGCAGAGGAGGTACCGCCGATGTCACCTGAAGGTATGCCCGGTTTGGCGATGCCCGGTATGGGTGCTGAATCTCCGATGATGGCACCAGAAGGCCCAGCGGGACCGCCACCGTTGGAAGCTCTGCTCGCACAGCTGGGAGGCTGACCCATGTCAATGACTGGTGATTATCCGAACCGTTCCGATCTTCGCAACCCTGCTACCTCGACAGCACGATTCACCGGACAAACCTACGGGCAGGCATCACAGCAGGCCCGATCACAGCGAGCGGTACGTCCCGGTGTGTCACCAGCGACACGTCAAGCACAGCAGATGGCTGGCGAACAGCCACAAGGCCAACCGGTGCAACGCCCACGAGCGGGCGCGCAACCGTTCAACCGTCCGACAGAACGACCAAACGAACCGTTGACAGCAGGGGCGAGCTTCGGGCCAGGACCAACACGTTTAGATAACTCGGTGCGGCCCCGAACGTTGCTACCAAGCAACGACGTGTTAGACCGGTTGACCGCCCTATACAACATGTTTCCCAATGACCAGTTGCGTGTTCTCATCCAACGCATGATGGAACGGTGATATGACATTCTCCCCGTACGACTACACGCCGGAAGAAGAAGAAGAAGTTCTTCGTCGCGTAACTGAACTCAGCAACCAGACACGTCAGTATGTTGCCGAAGCCACCCAAGGCCAATCTGACGCAATCGCGGAACTCATGGTCGCTGTCCCAGATGCCGACCCTGCGTATGTCACCGCCGCAGCGATGGCAATTGATTACGGTGTTTGGACTCCAGACGAAGCAGTCAATTTCGTTGCCGATACACGCCAAGCGGTGCTGGACCAGCAAACTCGTCGCGAACTGGAACAAGAAGCAGCGAACCAACAGTCAGGGGTCCGTTCAAAAATTTACAGCGGCTTCAAAGGTGTTGTCCGTTGGGCTGGTGCAGGTTTGCAAACAGTCGAGCAGTTAGCGACTTCGGCGTTGATGCGCGGCGTGTACGAGGGCATCACCGAACGCCAATTCGCTACCGATCCTCGAACCGGTGAACGGATGCCATTCCAAACATTGGAATCACCTTTAGGGGTAGAAAGAACTCAAGGGAAACCAACATCATCGTGGACTGATATCTGGGAAACAACCGATATTGCCCACATGTTGCGAGGCGTTGACGCAGGCGAAGGATTCTTTGTCGGGGAAGATTCAGAAGTTCGGAAACGTCAACGCGACGAAGCAATCGCATACCGAGGATCAATTGTCATCCCCGAAGGCGACCAAGAATATGTTGTCGGCATGACTCCCGGCCGAGCCGTATCTTCATTCTTTTCAGAACCAAAATTTGCACCAGTTGGCGCAGACACGTACAACAACCTTTCTGGCGTGATTGACGCTCTTTGGGCGTTAGGGATGCCATCCGGTGCCGAAGTGGCAGGACCAGCATTGCGAACCGTGGGCGAAGGTGGAGCTGCCCTCACCAAAGGGCAATATCGTAGCCTCAACGGTTTGACGAATTCGTGGACGCCGTGGGTTCGCAGCGAACGAGTCGCATCATTCCTTGATTCCAACGCCGGCACGGCGTTCTCAAACAAAGTTCTGAACATCAACACGATTGAAGAAGCTCGACGTTTGATGCCGAACGCTTCAGCCCGTGTCTGGAACCGGATCGTTACTGAAGCAACCGATGATGTAAGTGTGCGACGTGTCCTTTCCGAAACGCTCGGAGCGGAACGTGGCGCAATGGCAACAAACGAAATCAACTGGCGTAACTGGTCTGGTGTGAAACAAACGGTGATGCGTAACGGCATCCCGAAACTGATGGGTGTCGAACGAGGATTGACTCGTCAACCTGGCCGCAAACTGATCGTCGGATTCGCAAGCGACGCAGAAATTACTGAAACCGTCAAAAACTCTATTGACTGGTTCAAACTAATTTACGCTGACGAAGCAAAACGCACAGCAGCAATCAACCGGTTCACAAACGCTTTGCTCAACGACAAAGCAGATGTTGACAACATTGTGAAAGACCTTGAAGACATTTTCGTTGACGCGATGGGCGAAAAAGGCATCCCGAAAGAGTTCATGCGTGGAATTTTCACTCGTCACATCAACGACATTGCCGAGGTCCACAAGTTCAACGCCCTTGACGATGTAGGTGCTGGCGCGTTGTATGACATGGCGTTCCGCAAAATGCTATTTGAGGATGACGAAACCGGCCAAATTTTCTCTGGGATTATGGACCGGGCATCTGGATATCTTGATTCGGAACATCGCCGGTGGACTATTGAGATGCCGGACCCACGCGCGGTCGCGAATCTCACGAAGAAATACAACTGGATGTGGGCGCGTCGAGCCAGAAACAAGGCCGGCAAAATGGTTGATAATCCACCTTTGCCGAAAGAGTTCCTTGACGAAGCCGGCAAACCACGCGTTCCTGCACAGGTTGTTGATTTCTTGCATAACCAGTTGTGGAAGCGTGGAGCGTTGGCAACCGGAGGTTATGCGTCACGGATCGCCGTTGAAGGCGCAGTACGACAAATGTTCGCTCCTGGTATCCGTTCCGGCGTGATGCACCCGTGGGAATTCATTTCGTCACTTATGTTCCGCGGGAACAGCAAATTTGTTCGTTGGGCCAACCAGCGTTCTAAATATCTTGGTTCGGTCGAAGGTGACGTGTGGTCGGAAGGTTTGGAACTTCTCTCAGACCCTAAAGCCGAAACTCTGTTCAATGATCATTTCGATGAGATCGTTGATTCTGTTGGTGGCGGGATGCGCGCCGAACTTGACCCTGGTGTCATGCACAAAGCTGGCTACAAGATGGGTTCGTGGAGTGAGGCAAGTCGTAACAGCCCTGACTATGTGCAGGGTGTAGCAGACAACATTCATCTGCTGGCAAACGACCGTCTTTCCCGTCTGGTCGCAAACGGGTATACGGCTGATGACATTATTGAACTGGCCCGGCAAGGTGACAAGACGGTTCTTTCAGCATTGCAGGATTTCCAAACAAGACATTCGCAGAGGGTGGTGACCGACTGGGCGACCGGAAAGTCACGTAAAGGTTCGCTCAAAATTTTCAACCCAAGCGGCGACATTTCCGAGTACGCCGTGAGAAACATTATTGACGGGTACATCGTTCCTCGCATCGACACGTTCACGCTTGGCGATTCACGTCTCCGAGAAATTATTGCGAACGGCGACCGGTTCGGGTTGTTCACACCGACAGGCGCATACGACGAAATCGCAGCGTTCCTCAAAAACGTTGAAGGAATGTTCGGCTCCGAAGTTCGAGGTGAGTACGCAACAGAGTTCATCAACGTGATCCAAGAATTGTTGAACAAAAACCCGGAAGGCTTTCCTGCGCTCGTCAAATATCGCGTCAACGTCGCTGGTTTTGCCCCATCAAAAGTGCCGAAAGCTGTTGCCGATCTCTGGTCTGTCTACGAAAAATTCACAAACAAACTGTTCGGCCAAGTTCTCACCCGTCCAGACCAGTTCCTCAACCGGTCACCGGTATGGCGCAGGTTCTACCATCAAGGCATTGATCTATTGCTGCCACAGTTGGATGAGGGCGAAGCAATCAAAATTGTTGAGAACGTTAGAGAAGCGTTCCTGCGACCGTTGTTGCGCGAACGCAGCCGCTGGTCGTCGTTGAAGCCGAACCCTGCCGGCCAATACAAGCTCGGTAAGAAGATATATACCAAAGCAGAGGTTGATGCGAAGATTGCTGCTGTTGATACCAAATTGAAAGCAGCACAATTCACCGACGGTTGGGCTGGCCGATATGTCGGCAGTCGAGACGTGTGGGACCGTATTGTGGCGATGGCTGACGGCGACATCCCTGCAACCGGTACCCGCACAGTTGAAGAAATCAGCGAACTGGCGCGCGGTTTCGCTGCCGATCAGACAAGCAAATTGCTGTATGACGCAGCGGAACGAAACAACCTTGCTGCCGCAGGTGTGATTGTTTCACCGTTCTTGTCAGCGTGGGCTGAAGGAATCAAGTTCTGGCCGAAGTCAATGTTGAAGTATCCACAAGAAACAAGGAAAATGCTTCGCAGTTTCCAAGGTCTTGCCGACGCCGATCCTGACAACAACGGCCTCGGTATCTTCTATCAGCATCCGACAACTGGCGAAATGGTGTTTGATTATCCGACCGCCGGTATTTCTGCTCCGACCATCCTCGCTTTGACAGGTTTCGTTGGCGGTTCAATGGTTGCCGGACCGATAGCAGGTGTTGCTGCCGGTATCGCCGGAGGCATCTCCGGCTACAAGGCGTCTCAGGCGGCGTCAGCGAGCGGCGTCGATGTTGCTATGTCTGCCCCGTTACGTTCCATGAACGTTGCTTTGCAAGTGTCGCCAGGATTGGGTCCGATAGCGCAGTTCGGCGCAGCGTGGGTTCTTGATCGCAACTGGGTTCCTAAGAGCGACGATATCGCCCGAGTGTTGTTGCCGTACGGACCGCCAGCAGGTGGTATTGGCGGCACCTTGCTCCCATCATGGTTCAATAAGTTCACGGATTTGTTCCAGAACGACCCGAACCAAGCAAACTATTACAGCGATTTCAAAATCCAAGCGTTTGATGCTTTGTACATGACTGGACGTTACGACCGGTTTGACGATCAAAGCATGGCCGACCTTGTTGCTGATGCTGAAGCGTACGCAAAATATTTGTTGGTTCTCAGAACCACCGGTCAGTTCGTCGGTGCTGCACGACCCACCGTCGAGCTGAAAATCCCGACACGGTTCGAAGGCCAGATCACAATTGACGATGTCGAAATGCTCGTCAAAGAAGGCGACATTCGTAACGTTGTTCTGTCCAGAGCGTTCCGTCTTCTCCAAGAGGAAGACTATTCGACAGCGGTAATGAAATTCCTTGAAATGTTTGGCGACGAATCACTCGGGTTCGTGATCGGCAAAACCTACACAGATGTTGACGGTCTGCAAGCTTCAAGAGATTTTGGTGACTGGGAGTTGTCGAATCAAGACATCGTGAAGGGCGCACCAGAAGTGTTCCCGTACTTCGCTGGCGATGTGGGCACCGTGTTTGATTTCTATACTTGGGGCCGACAGTTACGCACGGGTTCTAGAGGTAAATGGACCGATCCGATTGAGCGGCTGGAAGCAGCCGAAGCAATTGTTGGCAGGTCGTTGTACATGTATGCGGTGAAGGAAGCTGGGGCGCAGCCGAACCCGTTGCGTGAAGAAGCGTTGCGCGAGTACAGAACGTTCCTTGAAGAATCGTTGCCTGGTTTCAAAATGGAACCGATGTATACGAACATTCAAGAAATCCAGATTCAACGACTTCAAAACGCGTTGGAACTTGACGCAACAGCAGACAATGCTGCTGCTAACGGTATGCGGGAATACTTCACGTACCGTGACGAGATGATTCGTATTGCTAATGCCCGACGTGTTTCAGAAGGCCGCAGAGAAGTTGACGAAGGTCAAGCGTTACGTGGTGACGCTAACGCCGATCTTCGTGCCGTTCTTAGAATTGTCGGATTCGGGTTGACTCAAACAAACCCAGAGTTCAGTCGTGTCTGGTCTGATGTATTATTTACCGAAGTTGATTTCTGAGGTGAACTATGGCTCGTAGCCCGCAACAAACTGGTGGCACAGGAGGTACTGGTGGGTCCAGTATTACCCCAACGACCACCGCCGGTTCAAACCAGGTGACGGTAAGCCAAGATTTCATTGACGCGCTGATCGCTGCTGCAAGTTCTCAAACAGGTCAATATGACAACCAGCAGAACAACCCGCCGCCACGTTGGGCAACTGATCCACGTTTCGGTCCGACATCTGTCGGCGTGTTCAAAGGTCAAGCACCTTTGTCGAGGCCATCAGCAGGAGCGGAAGCTCTCGGTGCAAGACCTGCGAACACGTACATGTACACCGGACCTGGTTTGGTTGACAGCGACGGTCAAGTTCTCACTCGCAGAGATGAGGACGGTAACGAAGTACCGTATTTGTACAATCCGATGCAGGATGGCTATAACGCGTATGTGACTGCTACCCCACAAGAACGCGAGCTGGTTGCCGACACGTTGCGTGACGCTGGTTACACAATCGAAAATGTTGAGGATTACATTGATGGTTACGCGATGCTGTTTGAGCAGGCGAACCTTGCGGGTTTGTCTTTTGATCGTGTGTGGCGTGAGTTCAAAATGTATGCACCGAAGGTGCAGAAGAAGGTGTCACGTCCGACGTATCGGGTGACAAGTTCGGATGACATCAAAGCGGTTGCGAAAAGTGTTGCGTATCAGACGTTGGGTCGTGCGTTCACCGATGAAGAAGCCGATCAGTTCGTGAAGACGTATCAACAGTTGGAAGTTTCAACTCAGCAGGCTGCTGCTGGTGGCGGTGTTGTTGAGGCGACCCCAGATATCGGTGTTGCTGCCGAGCAGTTCGCCCAAAAAGCTGCACCTAGTGAAGCTGACGCGTACAGGTATTTGGGCCACGCTAATGCGTTCTTCAAGAGTTTGGGGGCGATCTAATGCCTAATCAAAATCAAGGTACTGCAACGTCAGGTTTCGGTGTCATCCCTGATGAGATCACAGGGATTCTGTTTTCGGTTATGGCCGAAAAGTATTACAAAGCGTTGGAATCTGGTTCCCGACGCGGCCTAACTAACGATGAGTGGATTGTCCTCACGTCGTTGAGGAACAATTACGGGACGTTCAATTTTGCTTCGCCGGCGTTCAAAGCGATGTTGGAACCGTTGTCAACAATGAATGTCAACGAGATTGCTGACGAGTTGAATTCTCGTCAACGTGTAATCCCGCCGTTTGGCACTCCTGAGTACAGCGAGTATCGACGGCTGAACCCTCCTGGTTCTCCGGTTCCTTCATCCCCGCCAACTCCAACGACGCCACCGTCTACGTCAACCACGACCACGACAACTGTGCCGCCGACCACGACAACTGCTGCAACTACGGCGGCGACGAACGCGACAACTGCCGCAACAAACGCCGCAACACGAACCTATTCGTCTGGTGCTGACGACATCGAACCGGGTGAAATGTCTCGACCCGGCATGGGTGCAGTATCTGGTGCTGCGCCGACACAAGTAGGGCCTCCTTCTGGCACGTCATCTGGTTACGGCGCAGCAGAACTCGGCGCAGTAGGTGCCGGTCCCGCTGCCGGACCAGGCCAATACACAACTGGGGCATCCACGACAACGACTACTGGCACTACTGCAACCGTCACAGGTGGAGGTGGTGGTGTTGTTATCGAGGAACCGGCTACAGAAACCGGTTTGGAAGACATCCCCGAAACATGGCAGGAAGCCGCCGCAGCTCTGTATCCCGAATATTGGGCGATCATCCAAACAATCCCTGAGATCGCGAAACTTCTCAAACAGGCGTATGACGAACAATGGGAAGTTGGTGGTGCAAAGTTCCAAGCGGCGTTGGAAGCAACGAACTGGTGGAAAACCACTACTGCTGCTGCCCGATTGTGGGATATCAACAGTTCACGCGACCCGGCGACATACCAGTCGTATGTTGATCAACGGGCTGAAGAAATCAATCAACAAGCGTTGAATCTTGGTATCCGTTTATCCGAGTCGCAGTTGCAGAAACTTTCGTTGGATTCGTTGCGTCAAGGCTGGGAAGGCAACTCCCAGTTGATAACGAACGCCATCGGTATGGTTGCCACAACGAGCGGTTCGCAGGGTGCGACACAGCTTCGAGAAGGCTATTACGGCCAATCGGTCAGACAGATCGCCAACAATTACGGTGTTTCAATCGCGGACGAAACGTTCAATTCGTTTGTGAACAAGATTGCTGTCGGTACCGAAACGTTGGATTCGTTCCAAGATTATGCGTTGAATATTGCGAAAGCGTTGTATCCGGCGTTGCGTGAACAGTTTGATGCTGGCAGATCGTTCGCTGATGCGGTGTCGCCGTACAGGGAAATTGCTGCGGCAACATTGGAGTTGAATCCGAACGACATTGATTTCATGGACCCGTTGTGGGCGACACCGATCACCTACATGCCTGACCCGTCTACTGGTGAGCAACGTTTGATGAATCTTCGAGAGTGGGGCCAAGAGTTGCGTACCAACAAGGCGTATGGGTATGAGTTCACGAACCAGGCCCGTGAGAACGCGTACAAGATCACGTCTGATCTGGCGAATTTGTTCGGGAGGCTCTGATGGCTATTTATCAAGTTCAACGTAACGACAACCTGTACAGCATTGCTGAGGCGGTGTATGGGGATCGTTCGAAGTGGCGTGATGTTGCCCGTGTCATGGGTCAGGACCCGAACAATTTCGGTCGGACTTGGAGTTTGCAACCGGATCAGATCATCACGGTTGCTGATGACAGTCCGTTCGGTGTCACGCAGGAGTTGTTCTTCGCTAATTTGCAGGGCCGTCAACCTGCTGGTTGGGCTTGGGCTGCTGCTGAACGTCACAATGTTGATACTGAGGCGTTGGGTTGGTATCGGTATGGGACTGCGGAGAACCCGGTGTTTACGTCTGATTCGAGGGCACCAGAGCGGGCAGCTGCCGAGGAACCTGCGCCGCCACCTGCCGAGGAACCTGCGCCTCCACCGCCGCCGCCACCGCCACCGGAACCGGAACCTGTTGCTGCTCCGGCACCGGCAGAACCGGAACCGACTCCTGTCCAGTTAGTGACACCGGTTGAACCCGATCCGCTACCCGAACCGGAACCCACACCAACAGTTGTTGAAGCACCTGCGCCGGAACCTGTCGCAGAACCTGCTCCTGCGCCGATGGAAGAACCCGAACCGGAACCGACCGGACCAACCGAAGCACAAGAATCTGCTTACGACATTCTTGAAGCAGAACTCGGCACATACGGCCTCGGCGCACTAGCCGATTTCCTGTACGACCTTGTGTTCGTACAAGGATATTCAAACATTGACACAATTCGCGGAGAAATCCGACGCACTCAAACATACCAAGACCGTTTCCGAGGCAATGAAATGCGCCGGGAAGCAGGCTTGAACGTGTACAGCGAACTTCAGTACATCCAGCTCGAAAACGATTACCGTTACGTCATGTCACTTGCTGGTCTTTCCGAACAGTTCTACGGCACACAAGAAGACCTCGCACAATTCATCGGTAACGACGTTTCACCGGACGAAGTAAGCGCACGAATCAACCAGGGATACTTGACAGTCGCCCAATCAGACCCAGAAGTCGTAGCGGAACTACGACGCCTCTACAACGTCACCGAAACCGATCTTGTCCAGTTCTTCCTTGACCCGGATCGTGAACGTCCACGTTTGGAACAACAAGCCCAATCCGCTGTGATCGCTGGCACCGCTTTGCAACAAGACATCACGTTGTCTGTCGCTGAAGCAGAAATGTTGCAACGCGAAGGGATCACCCAACAAGAAGCTCAAACCGGTTTCGGATTGATCTCGCAAAGCGGTGAACTATTTGGAACTACGACCGGTGAACAACTTGCCGGCGAAGAAGCCTTTGCTCAGGGCGAACAGATCGGTGCTGTGTTCGGCACGTCGGCTGCGGCGCAACAGCGTTTGCGTCAACGGCAACGCCGCCGCCAAGCATTGTTTGAAGCCGGAGGCCAGTTCGCTGGTCAAGGCGCAGAGATCACCGGACTCCGATAGGGGCAGATCGGTTTAGCCCGTGATGAAAGCCGCATGCGGAACGTCACGGTACGAGGGTTCGATTCCCTCCTGCTCCACATATTGATGCACACGCATGGTATAGTTATGCCGATGCCCACCGTGGGCAGGAACCCCGCAAGGGAGAAATAGCAGCGTCATCGACTGCCTCCGGTCGATGATTGGGCGAAGGAGTGTACAACCTATGGACAGCAACTTCGATGACTTCGATGAGCAAGATACCGGACGCAACCCATTGCGTGACCGCATGAAGCAACTCGAAGCAGAGAACGCCGAACTGAAGGCACGCGCCGAGGAAGCGTCAACCGCCGCACGGGAACTGGCGTTCGTGAAGGCCGGAATTGATCCGAACCTTCCGATCACCAAATACTTCGTGAAGGCATACGACGGCGAACTCACCGCAGATGCCATCCGTGAAGCAGGAATCGAAGCCGGTCTTCTACAGGACACCAAGCAGCAGGCAATCCAACAGGAAGCCTCCACTTGGAACCGGACCAACCAAATGGCCGCAGGATCAGAATCCGACATCCCAGTCGATTTCGTCCAGCGGATCAACCAGGCGAAGTCCCCTGAGGAAGTCGAGAAACTGTTGTCCGAGGCACGTTCATCATCCGACGCCCTCTGAGTTCTCAGGGGGCCTGACTCCACAAGGAGTAACCCCTCATGGCTTATACCCAGACCTCATCCCTTTCAGTTGACCAGGCGGCATTTGACCGGCTGGCCTACTTCGCTCTCCGGTCCGAGCTGCTGTTCGACGGTGTCGCTGATGTGATGCCGACCCAGCAGGCGATGCCCGGTTCGAGCGTCACCTTCACGATCTTCAACGATCTTGCTGCGGCCACCTCCGCTCTCACCGAGGCATCCGACGTGACGCCTGTCGCCATGAGCGACTCGCAGGTCACCGTGACCCTCGCTGAGTACGGTAACGCCGTCCTCACCACCGCCAAGCTGCGTGGCACCTCGTTCCTCGATGTGGACACCGTCGCTGCGAACGTCGTCGGCTACAACGCCGGCATCTCGCTTGACAGCATCGTGTCAACCGTTCTCGCTGGCGGCAGCAATGTCGTCTACGGCGGCGGTGGAGCCACCACGCCGTCGAGCCGCACCACGGTCGCGGTGGAGGACGAGATCGAGGCGAACGACATCCGCAAGGTGACCGCCCAGTTGCGTGGCGACAACGTCCCGACGTTCAACGGCCTGTACATGGGCTTCATCCATCCTGACGTGTCGTACGACCTCCGTTCGGAGACCGGCGCGGCAGCGTGGCGTGACCCGCACGTCTACGTTGACACCGACATGATCTACAACGGTGAGATCGGTGCCTTCGAAGGTGTCCGGTTCGTTGAGACGCCTCGTGCACCGCTGTTCGCTGACGCGTCGAACGGTTCCGGTTCTGCCGGTAACATCGACGTGTACGCCACGTTGGTCATGGGCCGTCAGGCTCTCGCCAAGGCTCACTCCATCGTTGACGGTAACGGTCCGCTTCCGCAGATCGTCCGTGGTCCCGTTGTGGACACGTTGGAGCGTTTCCAGCCGGTCGGCTGGTACTGGCTCGGTGGCTATGGCCGGTTCCGTGAGGCTTCGCTTCGTCGGATCGAGTCGTCGTCGAGCATCGGCGCGAACGCCTGACCTTTCCTGGTTCGGTGAGGCCCGTCGTCACGTTGTTGTGGCGGCGGGCTTTCGCCGTTTCTGTGGTGCTACAATGACAGTACAGTTTCGTTCTTGGGAGTTGCGGTGAGCATTTCGAACTATCTGGAAAACAAGTTGTTGGATGCGACGGCTGGTGTGTCGTATGCGTCTGCTGGGACGTATTTGCAGTTGCATACTGGTGATCCTGGTGAGGCTGGTACGGCGAATGTTGCGACTGAGTCGTCTCGTCAGTCGGTGTCGTTTGCTTCGGCGTCGGGTGGTTCGATGGCGTCGTCGGGTACGGTGACGTGGACGAATGTTGCTGGTTCTGAGACGTTTACGCATTGGTCGTTGTGGGATGCGGCGTCTTCGGGTAATTGTTTGTGGTCGGGTTCGTTGGCGTCGTCTGCTGTTGTTGTGGCTGGTGATTCGTTTTCTATTTCGTTGTTGACGTTGGCGTTGGATTGATCTGATGGCGACTAGTTTTCCTTCGGGGTTGGATTCGTTTGTGAATCCGTCTGCTTCTGATGCGTTGGATTCGGGTGTGGTGCCTCATGCGGCGCAGCATGCGAATGTGAATGATGCTGTTGAGGCGTTGGAGGCGAAGGTTGGGGTCAATGGTTCGGCGGTCACATCGTCGTTGGATTTCAAGGTGTCGGCGGTGGAGGATGGTTTGTCGGTTGCCCGTCCGTTGTTGACGAGAGGCGCGTATATTGATGGCACGAACGGGCTGGTGCTGTCCGGTCTGGTCGGGAACTACGCGTCGTCACCGGATTCGGCAGCGTTGGACATTACCGGGGATATTGACATCAAGGTGAAGGTGACGTTGGATGACTGGACTCCTTCCACTACTAACGCATTTGTTGGCAAAATTGAAACGAATACGAATCGTTCGTATTGGTTTTCGGTTTCTGTGTCCGGTTTGTTGTCACTAACCACCTCTCCAGATGGGACCGGTGCCAGCCAACTTGCTGGTCAATCGTCCGTCTCGACGGGTTTGGCTAACGGAGCGACGAAATGGGTTCGTGGAACACTTGACGTGGACGACGGTGCCGGTAATCGGGTCTACAAGTTTTACATGTCGGATGATGGTTCGTCGTGGTCGCAACTTGGGACGACTGTCACGACTGCTGGCACTACTAGCATTTCCAGTAATTCGAGCGGATTGTCTGTCGGCAGTTTGTTGGCTGGGACTTCTAGCACAATGTCCGGCACGGTTCATCGGGTCATTGTTGAAAACGGGTTTGATGGTGCAGGGTCGGTCGTGTTTGACGCCGATTTTGAGAGCGAGGCTGCGGATACGTTGGCGTTCACGGAGGACTCGACGAACGCTGCCACCGTGTCAGTCGTCACCACCCGATACACCGTCGGACTACCCGGACGCGGCTACCACTCTGTCTCCACATTCGGCATCGCGAACAACTATGACTGGTTTGACCAATTCGTCGTCACACAACCTGTCGAAGTTGACATGCTCGTGTTTGAGGTGACGACCGCACCAGCATCAAACTCAACACTTCACGGCGCGATCTACGCAGCCACCGACAACTACCAGCCGACAGGAGCGCCGCTTGTCGTGTTCGGCCCGACAACGGTGAGCAGCGGTGTCACCGGCAACTACTATGTGCAAGTCACACCGGTCACATTGCAGCCCGGCCAATATGTTCTTGGCACCAACTGTTCCGTGACGTTCACAACAAGGGCAGCGAGGTGGCCTTCTAACCTTGTTCACACGCTCGGATCAAATGCAACCATGGCATCGACCTACAGGTCGCGTTCTAACGCAGCGTTTCCGAATCCGTCTAATGGCTGGCACACGAGAGGAACATCGAATGTGGGCCACAGTAGTTTCATGTTTCTCCGTTGGAGGCCGTTGTGAAACACTTTCTGACTCGTCCTGACGGTACGACCGTCACATGGGACACACCGGATGTCCCGGTAGCACTCGACGGGCTACCCGTCATGGCAGCACTCAATGCTGCGCTTGGCATCTGGACACTCGCTGACGCAGCGAACGTTGCTGGTGTCACCGAACAACAACTCGTCAACGAGGTGTTGGGTTGGGGTGCAGCTGCTGCTGGTTTGACTGTTGACCCGGTTGACGATGTGGAGGTGGTGTGATGGCTACGAATTTCCCTGCGTCGTTGGATGCGTTTACGAATCCTGTGTCGTCGGATACGTTGGA